TATGCATTTATTGCCTGTGTATTATTCGACTACGAATACTCGCAAGCGCAAACAGAAAAAGAAGTCGGCCTCTGTCCTAGAGGCAGAGCGTCAACACGCCAAGTTTCTCAAGAAGATGGGTATAGGCACTCGTAGCTCAGTTGGATTAGAGCAACGGCCTTCTAAGCCGTGGGTCGCAGGTTCGAGTCCTGCCGAGTGCGCCAAATTAGAGTCCTGTAAACCTACTTACAATTCTTCTATGTCAAAGAAAGAAGAGAATGTTTATACTGGTACTGAGATTATAGGTATCGCACAGATGCACAAATCCAATGCAGTACCAGTTCGGGGTAAGAAACAGGCAGAAGAGATTGCCAAGATGAGGCGAGGATGATCACTGAAATCTTCGATGAGACTTTCAAGCTTGCACAGTCAGTAGAACCTGTTCGTGGTGCAAGGATTGCTGCAGCAGTGGTACGCAAGGGCAAGGTGGTTTCCTATGGATACAATCATAAAAAGACACACCCCTTTCAAGCTCAATTTTGCAAGAACAATCATGCAGTGTTTTTTCATGCAGAGGTCCATGCAATCAAGAATGCACTCAAGTCAATTGATGTAGAAGACTTGTCTAAGTGCGAACTATATATTGTAAGGGCAAAGAGAGATAAGGCAAACAGAAAATGGATTACTGGTATGTCAAAACCATGTAGTGGATGCAAAAAGTGCATTGACTTATTTGACCTAAAGAGTGTATACTATTCAAAAGAAGGAGAATTAGTGTGAGAATTGAAGTGCGTAATAATAATGTTGACAAGGCGATGAGGATTCTAAAGAAGAAGCTCACCGAAGATGGGTTCTTTAATGAACTACGAGAACGAGAACACTATACTAGTAAGGGTGAGAAACGCCGACATGAACGTGCTGCATCTAAACGTAGGCAGAAACGTAATCTTGAAAAACGAATGGAAGAACAAGGATATTAATCCAATGCCACGCAAGAAAAAGATCACTGCTACTACAGACAATAGTGAGTGGAAAGCACCTAAGAAACGCAAACCCCGCAAACCTATGACTGATGAGCAGAAAGCAGCTGCGTCAGAACGTCTTGCAAAAGCGAGAGAAGCCAAATTAGAAAAGAACCCTAATTATGGACAGACTAACATACATGCAAGCTTACGCAAGCTTGATGATGAACATCAGTTGAGTCCTGCTAAAGTTAAGCAGTGGATCAAGGTTCAACAGGATTATGCAAAGTCTGAACGTGCTGCTGTAAGACAAAAGGTAAAGGGTGCAGACGCAAAACTTGCAGATCATGAGGGGTACATTCGCAATATGCAAAAATACCTTCGTGATGGTGTTTGGGTGGACATGTTCTACGGAGAACAACAACAAGGTAAGATTCGCAATAAATGTGTTGTGATGGCTTACTATTGGTATGGACCACGCAAGGGTCAACCAAAACGCAACGTAGGAACATTCTATCCTGACATGGGATGTACTTATACACAAGAAATGCTTGAAGAGGAATATGGAAATGAGCGACCAAGAGACGACGCCACCGGAGAACGTGATAAAGGGACCGTGGCTCGCAAAAAGCGGAAGAGAAGTAAAGCTTCCTGATGAGGATGTTATTGCTATGCAACAGGACAGGCAATTCGCTGAGGAACTTACTCAGAGTTTGATGGTCCAGATGATTCACACTATGAGTGAGAATGGTATTGATGTTGGTGCGAAATCTTTTATTCGTGACATGGCAATGGTTATTTCGATGGTGAACGGTTCAATATATAGAGATATGGAAATGGAACATATAACACAAAAGTTCATGGAAGAATATGTTGATATCAATATTAATGAAGATAATATTTTTGAGACAGAAGTTGACTTTGAAACAATTACTGAACTGGCAAATTTAGTAGAGGAAGATGATGATGACCCAGAAATTTCATGAACCATTTAGTCCAGCAATTCTAGAGACTGAAGTGACAAAGCGATTTATAAAAATCGTTAATGATGTATCTGATGATGTTCTTTCCAGTGAAGAAAAAAGTAAGAAGTGGGATTGGTCAAACCAACTTGTTGGTAAGGTGAGTAAAGAAGTTCTAATTCCTCTTACTAGTGATGAAGACAAACAATATCTTCTCAAAACTGTAAAACAGGGGTGTCTTGATTATCTGAATCATATGCTTGATAAGCGCAGAAATAATCCTTGGACTCGAATGGACTCTGCAAACTGGAATAAAAAACCTACATTAGATAATATTCATCTAGATCACAGTTGGGTAGTTAGTCAGTATGCTGGTGAATTCAATCCTTTTCATCACCATAACGGAGATTTCTCTGGTGGTATCTATCTCAAGGTGCCAGAAGGTATGAACGATGAATGGGCAGAAGATTTGCAAGATCACTATCCTGCAAAGGGTTTGATTGAATTTGCATATGGTGAAACACAATCTTTTAGGTGTGACAATTTGAAATTCAAACCAGAGGTTGGTAAGTTTCTAGTATTTCCATCTTGGTTGAAACATCTTGTGTATCCCTTCTCTGTAGAAGGTGAACGACGCATGATGGCCTTCAATGCAACCGTTATAAATAATAAATAGAACGAAAGAATTATTATGGCTATTTTAGTTGATATGAACCAGATTTCAGTTGCGTCAGTTATGATGCATCTGCATATGACAAAGCAAACCAAACCCGATGAGGATATGGTCCGTCATATGATCCTCAATTCCCTACGCATGTATCGCATGAGGTTCTGTGATGAGTATGGCGAATTGGTTCTATGTTATGACTCCAAGCACTACTGGCGTCGGGACTATTACCCTGAGTACAAGCACAGTCGTAAGAAGGGCAGAGAAAAATCCACAAATGATTGGGATGCCATCTTCGAAGTGCTGAATGCAATCAAGGCAGAACTGAAAGAGTTCTTTCCCTACAAACATCTTGAGGTGTATGGTGCAGAGGCTGATGATATCATTGCTGCCCTATGTGGTGAGCTGGAGTTCGACAACGGTAAGACGTTGATCCTGTCAGGTGACAAGGACTTCATTCAGTTACAGAGTTTCCGTAACGTGACACAGTACAGTCCAATCACTAAGAAATTTATCAATGGTGTTGATCCAGATATCTATCTGAGTGAGCATGTTCTAAAGGGCGATAGCAGTGATGGTGTTCCTAACGTGCTGTCACCTGATAATACCTTTGTTGATGGGCTGCGACAGAAACCCCTAAGCAAAAAGAAAATCCAGACTATGGTTGGGGGAGAGTTTCCTAACGATGAGGTCAAACGAAACTTTCAGAGAAACAAAAGACTAATTGACCTCAAAGAATCACCACCTGAGTTATTTTTTGATATACTGAAAGAGTACAAAGATGCACCAGATGGTGATCGTAGCAAACTACTAAATTATTTTACACAAAAGAGGTTACGCAACCTCGTTGAATCGATAGGAGAATTCTAATGGCGATAGACACATATACACGCAGCTTTGCAGAGATTTTGACACAGGTTTCTAAAATTAAATCAAAGAAGGAAAAGGTAACCTTTTTGAAGCAGTACCAGACAGATGCACTTCGTATGATTTGCAAGGCATCCTTTGATCCCAAGATTGAATGGGTGCTACCAGAAGGTGATGTACCATACACGGTGAATGATGCTCCAGAGGGTACAGAACATACCCTGCTGCAGAAAGAGGTACGCCGACTGTATCACTTCATTAAGGGCGGTAATCCTGCTCTAAATCAGAACAAACGTGAAATGATGTTTGTCCAGATGCTTGAGGGTCTTCACAAGGATGAGGCAGAACTATTGATTGCTGCAAAGGATAAGACCCTGCATCGTAAGTACAAGGGTCTATCTGATAATGTGGTCAAGGAAGCATTTGATTGGGATGATGACTATAAACGAATCGAACAAGCTCAGTATCCACAGGCAAAAGGACTTGCCGCAGGCTAACTTTTTTTGAGAATCGTTTAGAATCAATGACTTAGCATGTACGATTTTTGTTGACAAAGCCTGATTTTTGGTCTATACTTAGGTATAAACTGAGAAAACAAAGGAAGAGACATGATGAACAACGAAATGACCACCCTGATTGAGAACATCAAAGAAGATTACCTTAACTGGACCACACGGTGTGCTGGTGCCAAGGGTCTAGACGCCCTGACGGAAATCAACGAGAGGATGATCGCTGAGTTCAACGAGAAAATCACCTACAAGGTGGGAACTAAGTACATCAAGGTATTCAGTGAAGGTGGTAGCGTTTGGGGTTTTGTTGTCAATACCGACAACGACAAGAAGTTTCGGAAGGGTGACATTCTGAAAGCCGCTGGTTATGCTGCTCCTACTCGGAACGCTGCACGGGGAAACATCGTTGACGGTGGTTACACCATCAACTGGACCGGACCCCTTTACTTAATATAGGAGATTGATTATGAAGAAGATTGCAACAATCGCTATTGAAACCATGTTCATGTTAACTCTATTTGCGGCAGGGTGGTTTGCCCTCGTCGCATTTTAGGGGTTGACAGATTCTATTTCGTGTGTTATAGTAAGATATAATCAAGAGAGATTGAGATATGAACTACGTCAATGTCATAGGTTCCACGAAGAAGAAACGGGCTCTCGCTGAGAACGCTGTTACCTTCTGCATTAGTGAGTTGATGCCTCGTATGCGTACCCTTGAGATTGAACTCAACCTCAAGAATCTCAAGAATGAAGGTGTTGCTGGTTGGTGTTATGAAGGTGACGGCAATCGTGACTTCTACATTGACATTGATAAAGCACTTGACGATGAAGAACTGGTTGAGACTGTGTGCCATGAGATGGTGCATGTGTGGCAGGGTGCCACTCGTAAGATGAAAGACCTTGATGGATTTCGTAAGATGTACATGGGTAAGGTCTATGATGATACTACTGCATACAGTGATGAGCCTTGGGAGATTGAGGCATATGCAATGCAGGGTGGACTATTGGAAAAATTTAAAGAGGAATATGTGATATGAGTAAGATGAATAACTGGATGATGGACATCGAAGATTTCTGTGATGGATATTTTTATGGTGGTATGAATGACTTCACCATCGATGAGGTTGTTGAGGATGTTGGGGTTTACTTTATGTCTAATGAGGCAGGAAAGTATGCAGAGAAGTATCTCACCACACAAATGGGTGAAATGTGAGTAGTATTGAAGCGTTTCACCAACTTGGTGAGGCAGCAATCCTTGGGTTGATGCTTTCTGTGTCACAACCAAACGTACCTGATAGGTCTACTGAGTGTCTTGCACTCAACATGTATCATGAGGCAAGGGGTCAGGGTATCGCAGGAGAGCTTGCAGTTACCGCTGTCGTATTGAACCGTGTTAATGATAAGAGATACCCTAACACCATCTGTGAGGTGGTAGAACAGGGGCCTACACGAGCATCATGGCAAAACCCCAAAGTGAGATACCCTATAAAAAATAGGTGTCAATTCAGCTGGTTCTGTGACGGTAAGAGCGACACACCCCGTAATAAGAAGATATATAATAGGATGTATGGTCTTGCAGGAGCAATTCTAAGTAATGAGATTTCCTTCCTAGATATCACTGGTGGTGCAACGCATTACCATGCAGACTATGTATTGCCTGCTTGGGCAAAGACTAAAACGAAGACTGTAGAGATACAGGATCATATCTTCTACAGATGGGAAAAATGAGTCACTAATGGCAGAGGTAATATCACTAACAGACCTGATCGAATCTCGGCTCAAGAAGCAACAAGAGATAGAGTATTATCAACAGACATTAAAGCGGTTGACACAGAAGATTGGTGAGTTGAATACGGAAGTTAGTATCACCTCAATAATTATTGACATGATTGAGTCCGAAAGGGTCTTGACTTTAGATGAGAAAAAGGGTAAGATGCTACTATTAGATGATACAAGGAAAGAAGAATGAGCGCTGTTATGGATACGATTGAGGAAATGAAATGAACATATTCTACCTAGACCGTGACCCCGTTGTTGCTGCACAGATGATGTGTGATAAGCATGTGGTCAAGATGATACTGGAGAGCGCACAGATGCTCTCCACTGCCCATCGTGTCCTTGACGGGGATGAGTATGCTGATCGTAGGGGTCTGTATAAACTGGCTCATAAGAATCATCCAAGCACTATCTGGGTTCGTTCCAGTTTGGAAAATTACACATGGTTGTACGACCACATGGTTGCTCTTATGGTAGAGTACACTTATCGGTATGGCAAAAACCATGCTACAGAACGGTTGCTTGCACCATTGTTTAAGTCTCCCAAGAATATGGATTTTGAAACATTCTTTAGTGACCCACCTCAGTGTATGCCCGAAGAGTGCAAGGGTGATGATGCAGTGCTTGCTTATCAAAAGTACTACATAGTAGAGAAATCAGGTTTTGCTACATGGAAGAGCAGAACCGTACCGGAGTGGTTTAATGCAGAGAGAGAGTCATTGGGATTACATGGGGCGGCGAATGCGTGAGGATAAAATAATTACTCCCAGACCGGGCACACATCCCGGCTTGACGAGCATCGAACGGAATTTGTATCAACGAATAGAAGAACTTGAACGTAAGGTGGCAGCTCTTGGCAGTCATCCTCAACAATTGGAAATGGACGTATAATGCCTACATATACATTTTATGATAGCAAGACGAAAAAACAGTGGGATGATATGATGCCTAATTCTGAACGTGAAGAGTATCTAAAGGATAATCCACATATCAGTCAAATCCCCGGTGGGTTTGCTTTTGTCGGTGATCATATCATGGGCATTGGCCCAAAACAAGATGGTGGTATGACGGAGAACCTTCAACGGATTGCTGAGGCACATCCCGGTACACCTCTTGCAGACCGTTATGGTGGTGAGACTACCAAACAACAAAAAACTCGTGCAGTTCTTAAAAAGCACGGTGTTGTTTAGTATAAATAGTATTGATGCGGGCGAGAAATCAAACTTCAGCACTGCTGCACAGCGGCAACGGAAGCTGGGAAGTCACTCCGCCTATGCATCAGAGGGGGGTCCAACTGGAACCCCCCTCTCACTACTTTCATAATAAGGATATATAATGGCCAGTGTTAAGAAGAACAAAGAGATCAATCACAATAATCTAGTAGCAGTCAAACCCATCACTGATAATCAGAAGGTGGTTTTTAAATCATTTAAGGATGGTAAGAACCAGTTCCTATTTGGTGCTGCGGGTACAGGTAAGACTTTTAGTGCATTGTTTCTCGCACTGCAAGCAGTGATGGACTTGAAGACCAAATATGAGAAGGTCATATTGGTTCGATCACTTATCCCTACGAGGGAGATTGGTTTCCTGCCGGGTGATGAGGAAGACAAGGCTGCGTTGTATCAGGTGCCATATCAGAACATGGTACAGTTTATGTTTGAACAACCAAATGAACAGGCGTTCAGCAATCTGTATGATCGTCTCAAGGGACAGGGTACACTCTACTTCCTATCAACTTCTTTCCTAAGAGGGTTGACATTTGATAACGCAATCATTATAGTAGATGAGTGTCAGAACATGAACTTCCATGAGCTGGATACTATTGTCACCCGTGTTGGTCAAGACTCAAAGATTATGTTCTGTGGTGACTTTGATCAGACTGATTTACAGAGGACAAATGAAAAAAATGGATTACATGACTTCCTCAGAATTCTTGAGGAGATGGAAGAGTTTAACTGTACTGAGTTTACTATCGGTGATATTGTCCGTAGTGGTTTCGTTCGTAGTTATCTCATTAATAAGATTAAGCTTGGGATAGGAATGGAATAATGGATTTACAAGTACTAAGAGAACAACTAGAAATTGACGAGGGTGTGAAATATGAGGTATATAATGACCATCTTGGTTATGCTACTTTTGGCGTGGGCCATTTGGTCCTTGAGTCTGACCCCGAATATGCTGATGAAATCGGAACTCCCGTCAGTGAGTCCAGAGTCATTGAGGCCTTCGAACAGGATTGCGAAAACGTCCTGTCAGACTGCAACATCCTTTACGAAGACTTTGACGATCTGCCAGAAGAAGCTCAACAAGTGATTGCGAATATGATGTTTAACATGGGCCGCCCTCGCTTGAGTAAGTTCAAGGGTATGAAACGTGGTGTGGATTCCCGTGATTGGAATGCTGCCGCAGCTGAGATGGTTGACTCGGCGTGGTATCGTCAAGTGCCTAATCGAGCAGATAGACTAGTTGAGAGGATTCGTGCGTTAGCATAATGAAAAATGGATAAAGACCTAAAACTTCCAAATTATTATACCCAAAGACAATGGGATCGTACTGTTGGTTTTGGTAAAATTCCTGATGAATATTCTATAGAATATTTAAAGAAAAAAGATATTGATAAAATTGATAAAGAGACAGATAAATAATGTTTAATCATGTAGGGGTGAAGTTGCAACCTATAACGGCAACTAACAAGGACGGTGTGCGTCTATACGCAACACCAGAGGGTAACAAGTACCCATCAATCACAACCGTGCTATCAGTACGGAACAAGAAGGGATTGATGGAATGGCGCAAACGTGTTGGTAATGATGTTGCCAACAATATAGCAAGGACTGCTGCTAATCGTGGTACTAAGGTTCACCAAATGTGTGAAGATTACCTCAATAATATGCAGAGGGATTTTCCAGACAAATGGGGTGAACACAAGAAGAAGAACTTTCTTCCTTGGTGCATGTTTAGTCAACTCAAAGATCAAGTACTTCTAAATGTGAATAACATATATGCACAAGAAGCGGGACTCTATAGTGATAAATATAAGGTAGCGGGAAGGGTTGATTGTATTGCAGAGTACAATGGTGTACCGTCGATTATCGACTTTAAGACATCAACCAAAGAGCGTAAAGACGAATGGAACGAAAGTTATTACATTCAAGGTTCTGCATATGCAGAGATGTTCGGGGAAAGAACAGGTATCAAAATCTCTCAAGTTGTGATTCTGGTAGTAACAGAGGATGGAACAGTCCAAGAATTCGTCAAGGAAAAGTATGATTACCTAGATGCTCTAGTTAAAACCGTTGCAGAATGGAGCAAACAGAATGAAACATCTAGTAGCAATACTGGCAGTGTTTCTGTTAATGGGTAGCCAAACCTTAGCGCAAGAAACAATTCCAGAACCAGAAGATTTAAAAGAATTTCCAAATTGGGTTGTAGCACAGAAACCTGTGATATGTGGCCCCATAAAAGAAGTTATGGATAAGGTCAAAGAGTTTGGTGAAGAACCAATTTCCGCTTCGGTAGATGCAGAACAGAAAAGTGTTGTCATGTCCTATATAAATGAAACCACGGGTACAGCCACAGTATTAGAAATACAGGGTAAGTGGGCGTGTATTTTAAGTCAGGGAGTGGGTGGAACTTTACTTTCATTACCAAAAAAAATTAAAGGAATGCCAATAAAGCACTTGACTTATTAGTCTCCGTGTGGTATAAATAAGATACAATTTGATGATACGAATTGAATACAGAACTGGACGTGGGGGCAGTACCCACCGCCTCCACCAAAAGGAGATTAGAATGGGAGAGATGATATCAGGGGACTCAGATGAAGAATCCTCTAGTAAAAAAAATATCGGTGGTAATGTTTAAAGCATATATTCTTTGGAGTATTTGTGCAGACATAACCTTACTTTCTGGTTTAATTTATCTAGTCTTCTTTTGATGGGGGCGAAATAGGATCGACAGGCTGGGATAGATGAGTGGAGAATTGTCGGATGACTGCGTTATTGGTCAAATTTCTAAATGCAAACGATAATGCAAACTATGGAGATTACGCTCTAGCAGCATAATCTTTCGGGGTTCGGGAGGCACCTTGCAACAGAAGCCTCCCACTTTATTCAAAAAGAGTATTGACAAATATATAATAACCTGTTATACTCTGTATATAATGTCACTGATGAGTTTGTGAAATTCAAACGAAACACTTTGTGTCTGACAAATATTGTCTAACTTATCATCTTGAAAGGATGAATTATAATATGACTACATCTATGACTAAGGCAACTAAGGTTATTGCCGCACTTGAGAACGGTACTGAACTTACTGCAAAACAGATTAGCGCTCGATATGACGTTAAGAATGTTCGAGCGCTCATGAGCTCACTTCGTATGCAGGGATATCCTGTATACCTCAACAAACGCACTAGTGTGTTTGAAGGTGAGACTAAGGTTTACAATAAGTATCGTATTGGTAAGCCGACCCGTGCTGTGATCGCAGCAGGGTATCGTGCTCTTGCACAGGGTGTTTAACTAAATACCACTACTAACGGGTGATGCCGTAATACATCCGTGAGGGGCCAACGGTTAGCCCCTCAACTTTTAAAGGGAGACTAAACAAATGAAGAAACTAATGATCGGAGTTGCACTAGCAACTTGTATTTCAAGTGTTGCTATGGCAGAAGAGAAGAAAGTTTCATCCATTCTACCTAAAATTGACATGTCCTTTGTGACTGATACTGAGCGTAATGTAACTCAGGAAACAACCTCTACAAAATTTGGTGTGGTTGCTGGAATTAAGGGATTTGATCTGTCAGTTAAACCATCGTTTAGCTGGGACGACAGTGAAATTTCTAATGTTGAGTTTCGGGGTGGATATACATTTGATGTGAATGAATCCTTTGGTATTACACCTTATGGTGAAGTCAATTTCAATAATGATTTTGAAACCGCCGATAAAATTGTCGGTGTTAAGACTGAATATAAGTTCTAAGACTAAAGGTTACGGGGGTTCCTTTCAAAAACCCCCATTTTTATTTTAATGGAGTACACATGGCACTGAATACTGCAAAGACCTTTTCAATGGAAATCGAAAGACTTGCAAATGAAAAGAATATCACTCATATGGAAGCAGTCCTTGACTATTGCCATCGACAAGAGATTGAACCCGATACAGTGGGCCGTCTTATTTCCAAGAGTCTCAAAGAGAAGATTGAAGCAAACGCACGGGAACTAAACTTTCTTCCAAGACAGGCACAGCTTCCAGTATGAAACATCTCAAGGAAAACAACACTAACTATTTTATGCACCTTGCTCATGCGTGGGTGATGGCTATTGTTCTAATTATTCACGGGGTAATCCCCTGCATTTTAACTGATTGGGTATCGAAGCGTATCTGTAATGGAACCGATTGACGTTTATCTAATGTACTGTGCTATGAAGGCACACTTTGGTAAGGGTGACTATGACTTTGTAACATACAAAGGCAAGACTCGTATCAAGAGAGACACCTTCTATAAACGTAAGGACAGATCGTTCTTCGTTAGATTGGCTCGTAAGTACAAGACAGAACAAGAAATCACAAACTACTTTGTATCAAATTTCATCAAAGACAAGAAGGGGTATATTGCCAACTTCAATGATGAGAACTATGAATCGTGGAAGTTGAAACGTCAGGGTTTTTTTGATCTGTTTGAGGTAGAGATGAAACCTCTTGTAGACGCATTTGAGGATTTGTTCACAGTAACGAATGGACAGCACCCAAAATTAATGAAAGAGTTTCTAGGTGGCCGGGTGTCATTAGAAACATTGATCATACTAGATGAGCTGGTCAACTTTGGACCAGATTGGAATAAACAATTAGAGGATGATATCATATGGATTGATTTAGATAATCTGATGAATAATTACAAAAGGTTCTTGACAATTGATCAAGAACAGTATAAGATAAGACTATTGAAACTCATAGAGGAGTCCAGTTGATGGATAGAGTAGAAGGGTTCTTTGAGGCACGGTGCCGGGAACTAGAAAACGAAGTGAAGGCAATGCAATTTGTCAACGCTGAGATGTCGGTTAAAAACGACGAACTGTCGGAACGAGTTAAGACACTTGCTAATCGCCAACCCACTTGGCCAAAGGGTTATAAACCACAACGTAGGTTTGCCCCAACCAAGTAGATGATGTGCCGCTGTAGCTCAGTTGGTAGAGCAATTGATTTGTAATCAATGGGTCAGGAGTTCGAATCTTCTCAGCGGCACCATTTTGGAGATATTATGAAAGTAAGAATGACATCACATTCTACACCAGATAACATTATTGGTGTAGATGACGCACAGGAACTCATCGCATATTGTGCGAGGGTATCCAATCCCGGTAACCAGAACAACAAAGATACCAGTGAGAAGCTTATCAAGTATCTCATCAAGCATAAGCACTGGTCACCCCTAGAGATGGTTAGTGCATGTTTGGAGATTGAGACAACGAGGGACATTGCTCGTCAGATTCTACGACACCGATCTTTTTCGTTTCAAGAGTTCAGCCAGCGGTATGCAGACCCTACCAAGGATTTGTCTTTTGAGACTAGGGATGCACGGCTACAGGACAAGGACAATCGACAGAATAGTGTTGAGCTTGATAATAATGATGAGAAGCAAC